GGGGATTTTTTGTGAAAGGCGGTCTCTTTGTAGTAAATATGCATTTACTAGAAGGATACACGTATGATGAATATGTAAAAGGATTTTTCAACCTTTACAATGTGTTTGAAACGAAAACTGGAATAGCAGCGAAGAAGGTTTCGGTTTTACAATTACTCCACGAGGACAGCGACGACCGATATTATGATATCATAGTATTGGATTTTGGGAAGACGACAGTTCGACAGCACACTGATTTGACAACATTCGGCGACAAACATGTACCAACATTCGTAAAGACGGCAGAACTTCCAGAACTGCAAGGTGAACGAATAATGGTGATGACGACAACAATCAACGCACAATTTGACGACTCTAAGGAATTGAATGTAACAGGAAAGACGGCGTGGTATGTTGAACTTCAGCATACTAAAATAACTGAAATATGTCAGGAGCCTCTAGCAGCACGAGGTCCTACGGGAGTTTCGGATTACACATATCGTGTAATGCAATACCCGATGCAGAGTGTTCCAGGATATTGTGGTAGTGTTATTATAGGTAACACTGCTCGTTATTCAGGCAACATTTTAGGCATACATATGGCTGGTTATAATTGCAGCGACAGAAGTTTTGGACAGATCATCACGTTTGAGATGATGGAAGGAATCAGCGACGAACTCTCAAAACATGTATCATTCACACAGCGACCAATGTGTAATTCAAAGACCTTGTTAGATAACCAGTTTAATAAGATCGGCAATATTCCACATTGTTTGCGTTCGAACAGTAGTAGTAAAATACGTCCATCTCTTTTTCACAACAAAATATTTCCAACACAAAAGAAACCTGCATTCTTAGGAATGTATCAAGGTGAACATGTTGTTAATAAAGCAATGAAAAAGTATATGGAGCCCTCAATTTCGGTTTCGAGCGATAAAGAGGCAGTATTTTACGGTTGTTTGATGCATAAATTTGCGGCGCCCCGCAAAATACGACGACTTACGCACAATGAATCGATTAGTGGTGTTGATGGAAGTGACTATATTGTAGGTATCAATCGCGCTTCGAGTGCTGGTTATCCTTTTAATAGGTTCACGAACGGACGAAAAGGAAAAACAGCATTTCTAGGCGAGAATGATACTTGGATATACGATCATCCTATGCTCATTAATCACATTGACGACTATATGACTAAAGCACAGAATAACATTCGTCCTGAATGTTATTTTGTGTCCACGGCAAAAGATGAATTGAGACCAATTGAGAAAGTAGACGCAGGCAAAACTCGAGCATTTGCAGCAGCACCTCTTCATTATGTGATCTTATTTAGACAATACAATCTAGATTATTTCGCGACAATAATGGAGAATAAAGTTTTCAATTCATCGCTCATCGGCATAAATCCTTATTCAGCAGACTGGGATGTGTTGGCACACCAACTCATCTCAAAAGCTCATCCAAAATCCAAGCAATTTATTGCAACAGATTTTACCAACTGGGATGGGACGTTGAACAGGGATTTATTATGGGTCATTTATAATGTTATTGAAAAACAGTATAAACGTAGCGACCCTATTTCGCGAGCATTATGGCAAGATATTGTAACATCACAACAAATATTTGGCAATGTGATCGTACAAATAGCAAGAGGACAACCTTCGGGAAATCCAGGTACGGCTATAATTAATACAATGTATAATTATGGCATCACGTATCTTTGCTTGTATGACATGTTGTTAGATATAAGATCAGATGATGCTTTATCATGTCTTGTGGATCTTCATAAACATTTTTACGTAGCAATCTATGGTGATGACAGTGTTATCGCATTTGATGAACAATTAGTTAATCTATTAGACATAACTAAATGGTCATCATATATGTTAACATATGGTCATTATTGTACACCAGAAACCAAAGATGGTGGTGAGATTGAATTTAGGACACTAGATGAAGTCTCAATAATAAAACGTAAATTTGTGCATGATAAAGATCTTAAGATATGGTTAGCACCATTAGATCTTTGTTCAATATTGGAACCATTAAATTGGGACCGATGTGAACAGGAATATGGTACAAAATCTATGCAAATGCAAATGAATGCAAGGTTAGCAATTCGCGAACTAAGTATGCACGAACCTCATGTATTTGAGGAGTATCGAGAGAGGATAATCGATCAGTGTCAGGAGCATCAAATAGTATTACCGCCTGACTGTTTTTACAGTCAGACACATATACGAAAGATGGTTCGAGACAGTGATAATGTATCTTATTTTACATCCGATACTAGTGTTGACTACAACCTTGACTTAGCCGCCCACTCCTTTGTAGCAGAGGACTTCGACGGCTTCGAAGAAAGTGATATGACCGCTGATGAAGCATCAGTCAAGCATATCACAAAACAAAACCAATATGGTAAGTGTATTTACACTGGTGATCGCCATGCAAGCAGCCCTTGCAAAGAATCACAACCCAAAAATTCACAACAGTATTACTCGACTGTGTGATTTAAAAGAAGAGTAGCTCAAAACACAGATAATGTTCAATCATTAACTAACGACGACACACGCAACTCCAACCTTCCATTTCACGATGAAAGGAATGAAGTCGAAACTGGACAACAAATTGTGACTTTCGCTACTAGTGCAATCCCCGTTGTAGAAACTCTACCAATGGAGCAGGATTTATCTAATAGAGAAACTCAGAATTTTCAAGAAGGAAGGGATCATAGTATTCTTGACATTCTCAGAAGAGAATATCTCGTAATGTCTACTGTTATCCCCGTGGGCGGAGAGCCTGGAGAACAGCTATATTTACTTGATCCAATTGAATTGTTCTTATCGCAGATGAACGTATATGACAAAATTAAAGGTTTTGCTTTCTTACGCACACACTTAAAGGTGCGTTTTGAATTTACTGTTGCTCCCAAAACATCAGGGGGCATCATTATAGCCTTATATGCTGACATGACGCCAGAAGCGATTGCATCACGCACGAAAAGACTCGTACAAATTTCACAAACTCCTCACATGAAGGTCTCATTAACCACATCACAAACTGTGAGCATGAATGTACCATGGGTTTCTGCTTTCTTGTCTCGGAATTTACAATCCGGAACTGGAAGACCAGGAAAACTTTATATCGGGCGGTTAACACCACTTGATATTGGTACAGTGAAAATGAACGTGTATATTCAAGCTGATAAAGATACACTTAAATTGGATTATCCAACTATAGCGCCTCCACTTGCAAATGAGGCTCTACTTCGAAGACGGGTTGATGAAGCCACTCGTGAATTACGTGCTATGGTTGCACGGAATCACAAGACTCATCCTCCTGCCTCAAGACCGTTGCCTTCTGCCCCGACGCAACGACAACGACCAATTCCGCAAAAACATGTTTCAGAAGCTAATACAATGCGTAAAGAAGGTATAGTTTCTGCTGTTTTGCGTGAAGGGGCTCAAGTTGCAACAGCAGCGTCTGGATTGCCTATGGTTGGTAATTTAGCATCTACTGTTGCTCCACTCTTAAAAGCTGGCGCTAATACCGCTAGTGCGTTGGGATACAGCAAGCCCACGTTAGATACTCCTGTTGTAGCTGTGAAATGGAAGCCCGGTGATGGGCAACTATCTGCACAAACTGCAATTAATGATCATGTGTATACACTTGATCAGGAAACTACCATCGCGACAGATTATTCTTTATTTGGCACACAATTGGACGAAATGTCTGTAGATTATATCATGAGAACTCCAAACATTCTCGATGATCATATCTTCAAAATTTCCGATGATCAAGTACCAAATCAAGTGCTCGCAGTTTTTCCACTAACTATCAACCCAGTCATCAAAGGGGATGATAATTTGTATCTAACGCATCAGGCTTGGGTATCATCAACGTGTCAGAATTGGAATGCTCAATTGCATTTCGATCTTGACGTGTTCTTAACTATGTTTCACAACGTAAAGTTGCGAGCCATAGTTGCACCCAATGACCATGGAACATACGCCGTTGGCGATGTACTTGATAAGGATGTTGTTAATTTAGCAATGTCAACTGTAGTTCAATTTACAGGAGATAAAGCTAATCAACAAGTGACAGCAAATCTAATGTCAAATACAGCTATGAAATATGTTGCATCACCATTTATTGCTGATGGGACAGGATCGGGTTATGAATACCTTGTAGCAAAACAGAAAACTGAATTTTGTTCATACGGTACTCTATATATACTCGTGGAAGTCCCATTAGAAGTAACTGCTGATGTCGCACACACAATTTATTGTGTTCCTAGCTTTCATGCGACAAATGTTGAGCTTTCTAATCCATCAACACTTATCAACTACTTGCCAGCCAAACATGTTTCATCTGGTCCTCTAACTACGGGTTTTGATAACACTTCCCGTAGTGCAACTCAGACTCGAAGCTCTCCTATAGCTTCAGGTCCCTCAGTCCCCATTGACAAAACACGAAATCTAGAAATTTCAATGGGCGACCAATTTACTCATCTTAATAAACTTCTAATGTCTTACTTGCCTTTTAGTTCTACTAAAATCATTACAAATTCAGAAGCTTTGGTGGTGAACCCTTATCAGTTTCGTGCGACAGTTGACTCTCAATATATTGATTTAGTCGACTATTTCGCGGCAGGATATGGATTCTATACCGGGCAAATGGCTTTGCGTATGGTAACGCATGAGAAACAAGGGCATATTGGTGAATCCTTTATAATGAGTACGTTTGCAAATCAATATCGTAAGAATACAGATCCATCTGGTTTTAAGTTACTAGATGACGCTTCTTACATGACGCCTGGAGTGAGGTGTATACCACACTTTGCTCAAGAGGGCGCTGTTGACGCAGTTGTACCACATTATCAAGCTTTTAACATAGCTCGAGTTTCTCATCCTGACACTTTTGCAAGTTGGAATGATGGACAATTACCAATTCATTGGTTTTTCAAATCATCCACCGAGCAAAAGATCAAAGTCTTTAGGGCAATCAAAGACAAATTTCGTTTTGGTTTCTTGACTGGTTTACCACCTTTTGTGATAAACCCTGAAGCCATCGTCCATACTGGATGAGTTTCCTTTTATTTTCGTTTTAAATTTAGGTTTTTTTTTATTAAAAATTTTATAAAGTCAATTTTAAAGCGTCGCTTAATCAATTAGTACGGCTAAAGCTGTGCCTTATCTGCACAAATGACGAATGTGTGGTCTAGATTAAGAATTGAGTCCAAC